CGCCCCTGAATCCGCAGGCTGGCCCACGGTCACATCCTCGCCCGGATCCAGCCGCACGACCTGGCCGGGGCTGATCTCGAAGCCGCCCAGCGTGTCGTCATCCTCAGCGGGCAACAGCGGGTTTTCCGGGGCGGGCGAGGTGACGAACATCGCATACATCGCGGCGACCTTTTTGCGGTCGAGCTCGGCATCGTCGTATTGATCGAGCAGAAACAACTTCACGATGGCAGGTGCCAGTTTTGAGACCCCGCGCAGTTGACCCGCTTCAACGGGGTCGATCACATGGATGACCTCTGAGGCGGGCACGCGGACCATTTCTCCCGCCAGCCCTGGATCGGTGCTGTCGCCGGGGTGCCGCCGGAGAAGGTGGTACGCCACACGGCGTCCAACCCGGTCGAACTCGATCCCCTGACGGATGGCATTACCATTGCTAGCCACCCCCGTCTGATGCAGCGGCAACATCTCGGCGGGCAACATCTGCAATTGTAGTGGCACGGAAAGCCCATCGTTCGCACGGCGCGGCCTGATCCGGAAGAAGACCTCACCGGCCAGAAACACCTCACGCGCCGCACGCCGCTGCAGCCCATAGAAATCAGTCAGACCTTCGCTGTCTGCTTCATCTGTCCAGGCCAACCAAAGGCGCTGCAGCTCTTCCTTGTGCGCCGCGTTTGCAATCTGAGAAATGGGTTTGATCCCGTCCCCCACGGTATTTGCGGCCCAGCTTTCAACGGCATTGGCCGCGTAGCCGTTGTTGCGCACCAGCCAGCGGGCGCGCGCGGTGATATCAGGGCCTGAGGCTGCAATCAGCGCATTTACATGTGCGCGCGTCGCCTGAAATCCGCGCAGACGGCGGTGATGCTGGCCAGCATCAAAGCCACCGACAAAGGCCCCGAGGCGCTGCCGCCAGTTCATCACAGGTCCTTCACGGCATGAGGGCGAGAGATCCGCCCAGCGCCGCGCTCAAGTTTCGCAATGCGGCGTTCGATGTCTCCGATCGCAGCGGCCAGCTCAGCATCTGTGCCATAGGTCAGGGTCTTGCCATCATAGCTCACAGAGCGCGTGCCGCTGTAGCGCGCGGCTAGCAACGCGCTATGGCGGGATTTGAGATCATCGAGGGTCATTGCGTACTCGCTATTCCATGTATTTTGGCGTGCTTACCCGCCAACCGCGCTTGCGCGGGGCGGCGATCCGCCCGGCTTGAGGCTCGGACGGTGTGTCAGTGTCGGCTTTGGCGGCCGCCGTGATCGTCTCCACCCCGGCCTGTTTCTCAAGCTGCCGCCACATCCGCTCATCGAAGCGGTCGGCCCCGAGGATCCAGGCAGCGGCCCGGGCGTACACCCGGGTATCCAGCGCCTCATTGCGTTCGCGCATCTTTTGCCATTCTTGGCGCGCGTAGCCCCGCTTGTTACGGATCGTGACCAGCTGCTCGGCCACAAGCTGCTTCAGCCATTCGCTATCTGCCCAGTCCGGCAGGTGGATCGTGCCCGCTGGATTTGAAACGCCACTGGCGCGGTCTTCATCATTGGGCCGCTCCAGCCGGAGATAGCGATAGGTCTCCGCCTTGAAGGTCGCCGTGGCCACTGTCCAAAGCCGCGCACCACGTTTGAGCTTTCGTCCGTTCACGGTCGCATCAACGAAGGTTGGGCCTGAGACCGGCGTTGTTCGGTTGAAGCCTTCCATGCCTTTGACAGGGGCAACTTGCGCAATGCCCTGCTTGCGAGACCATGCGTAGACGGCAGCCGTCTCATACCCTGTGTCGATGGCCAGCTTCGCCAGTGGCATCACAGCGCCGTGTTCATGCACCCATGTCTGGCCAAGGAGGGCCGTCAGCTGGTTCCAGCAGGCCGGATCATCCGGCCCGTTAGGAATGACGATGTGATCCACGAGCCAGCTTTCCAAACCACGGCCCCAAGCCCAAACATCGACCTCGATGCGGTCCTTTTGCACGTCCGCCCCAGCAGTCAGGAACAGGCCGCGCGCTGGGATCTGGGCCACGAACGTCTCGCGGCGATCCGCGAGGCGCTGCCATTCCGGCGCGTCGCCACTTTCGACCCATGTCTCGCCCAGCAGGGTGTTGCGCGCCGCGCGCAGCATCTCGTCCGAGCCTTGGGCCGCCAGCCAGTCACGGGCGATCTGCTCCCAGCTTTTCCAGCCAATCGGCGAATAAAGCGCCGAAAGGTGGAACCCTATCGCGTTCGGGTTGGCGGACACAGCCGTGGCGCGCCACTCACCGCGTGCGAGCATCTCGGTCTTATGATGCTCGGCGATAGGCTTCTCGCAGCCTGCGCAATGATACATGGCCGTTTCTGGCTGCCGCTTGTCCCAGCGCAGCCGCTCGAACTGCAGCCATTGCTTTTGGTCACAATGCGGGCAGGGCACAAAATAACGCCGCTGATCAGAGGCCTCAAACTCTCGCTCGATCCGGCTGAGCCCACGGATCGTGGGGGTCGAGACCATGAACACCTTACGCCTGTGCGCAAAGGTTGTGGTGCGGGCCTCGGCCAGCGTGACCGGGTCACCTTCCTCGTCTGCGGATGCCGGATAGGCGTCAACCTCATCCAAAAACACATAACGCGCGGGCATCGAGCGCAGGCCAGTGGCTGAGTTTGCCCCGGTCAACACCAGAATGCCGCCGGGGAATTCTTTCGACAGCATCGAATTGCCCGCGTCCCTGGAGCGGGCCGGGTTCACCTTCTCCCGCAGTGCAGGGCTGTCCTCGATCAGCGGATCAATCCGACCCCGCGAGGTACGTTTTGCCATCTCCAGCGTGGGTAGCACCGCAAGCATTGGGCCCGGCGCGTGGTGAATGACAAAGCCAATCCAGTTATTACCTGCTTCTGTTGCCCCAACCTGAGCGGCTTTCATGAAGCTGATCCGTTGCGCCGGGTGGCGTGGTGACAACGCGTCCATGATCTCGCGCAGGTAGGGCGTGCGCGCGGTGCGGTATTGCCCTGGTTCCGCACTGGCGCGGGACGACAGTTTGCGATGCGCATCTGCCCATTCCGATACCGTCAGGTCTGGATCGGGCCGGATCCCGCGCCGCCATATGCGCAGGATATCCTCAGCGCCGTCAAAGCCGAGGTCGAGCCCCTCGGTTAGGTCGCCGTCGTTCAGGCTGTGATCATGATCACCCTCATGCAAGCGAGACCCTGAGGTCTGCGAGGGCGGTAAGCTGCTCTCGGACATGGGTTTCCAGCACCCTTTGCAGGATCGCAGTTTTGATCGTCACGGGTGCTCCCGATGCCTTCTCCATCTCTGCGGACAATTGCGCAGCCATCAGGGCTGCCACGCGGGTGGGCCAGGTGACCCAGACGTCCCGCTCTTGGCGGGCCAGACGAAACACCAGCGCCTCTGCTCGGGCGCGATCCACAAGCGTGCCCTTCTTTTTCTGGATCGCAAGCTGGCGTTCCTGCGCCTGGTAGACTGTCAGCGCTGTGCGGGCTTTCAGGTAGGATGTGCTGTCGCCAGGCCCGGAGACTGCGGGGCCGTCGTTGCTGCTGGCCCCGCCAACCCCACCCCGCGCGCGCATCTGCTGATCGGGGTCTGTCATCGCCCCGCGCCGTGCGTTCGAGGCGGTAGCATTGATCGAGCCGTCTGCAAACAGTACCAACCGTCCGGTTTTACGTGCTTTTTGCACGGCCCCGCGCGAGAGCCTGGAATGGTCGGCATAGGCGCGTTCAGACATACCTTCCATGGCGCTTTGATAATCCTCAACATATTGTATATAAACGAGAAAAAGTAATTATTTGAGTTGATTACACTCCGCGATAGAGCGATTCATGGTGTCAAGAAGCGGGTGCATCGTGCCCCGCCGCCACACCCCAACCCAATCCTGAAGGATAAGATCATGACCGCCACCACCACCATTCGCATCGACCACGCCGCTTTGCCCGACCAGTGCGACCGCTCGCGCCCAAACGCTGTGGCCGAGGCCATTGAAGCCGCGCTGCGCGCAGAGGGGATCGCGGCGGAAGTCTCCGACGTGATTTCGCACCTCAAGATTGAGCTGCCGACCACCCAGCTTGCAGCTGCCAGTGTTATGCTGGCCAGTATGAACCTGATCTGAGGGAGGGCAGTGCCATGAGTACACGCGCACAGATCGCCATCCAGATTGGGCCCAACAAGTGGGCCCATGTGTACTGTCATTTCGACGGGTATCCTGCCCATATGCTGCCAGCATTGGCGCGATGGACGCCCGAAGACATCCTCGCAGCAAAGGAAATCCGGCAGGTCCACGCTGACGCACTCAACTCTTTTGATCCAGCCCGCGCGCCGGTCGTCCACTCGGAACCGCGCTGC